TACTAATTATACAGCTTCAATTAACTTATTAAGAAACAAAGATCAGTACGCATTTAATGTAATTAGTGTCCCTGGTTTAATTTATGAATTTGCAGCTCATAAAACTGTTCTTGACACTCTTATAACCAATACAACTACTAGAGGTGATAGTATTTTACCAATTGACTTAGTTGATTTTAATTCTTCTACCACAAATGTTGTAACTCAAGCTAATCTTTTAAATACTAACTACGCTGCAGCTTACTGGCCTTGGTTGTTAGTTAGAAACGAAGATACTAAAGCTAATGTCTGGTGCCCTGCTTCAACTGTTATCCCTTCAGTGTATGTTTATAATGATAATACTTCTGAAGCTTGGTTCGCCCCAGCTGGTTTCACCAGAGGTACTATGCCTAATGTTATAACTCCTGAAAAGACTTTACCAAGAAGTTTAAGAGATACTCTTTACAACAATAAAGTTAACCCAATCGCTACCTTCCCAGGTACTGGTGTTGTAGTTTATGGTCAGAAAACATTACAGACCTTGTCTACAGCTCTTGATAGAGTTAACGTTAGAAGACTATTGATTGCTCTAAAATCATTCATTGGTACAGTTTCTCAGAACTTGGTGTTTGAACCTAACTCATTACAAACCCGAAACAGCTTCTTAAGTGTTGTTAACCCATACTTAGAAACAGTTCAACAAAACCAAGGTTTGTATGCTTTTAAAGTTGTAATGGATGCTTCAAACAACGGTCCTGATGTGATTGACAGAAATGAGTTAAGAGGTGCGATCTATTTACAGCCTGTTAAAACAGCTGAATTTATTGTAATTGACTTCAATTTAACTCCAACAGGAGCTGAATTCCCTGCATAATAAAGCTATTTTAATTAATATGTATAAATAACAACAATTAAAAAATAAAAACATTATGGCAATATTAGATCCAAACGAAATATTTTTCATAGCGTTTGAACCAAAACAGCAGAACAGATATATAATGTTAGTTGATGGTGTTCCATCATACTTCATTAAGGGAGTTGGTGCTATTACAGTAACACAAGGTGAAGTAACTCTTAACCACATTAACGTTTACAGAAAAGTTAAGGGTAAAACAACTTGGGGTAACGTAGCTTTAACACTTCATGACCCTATCTCTCCATCAGGCACACAAACTATTATGGAGTGGGTAAGATTACACCACGAATCAGTAACAGGTAGAGATGGTTACTCTGACTTCTATAAGAAAGATGTAACATTAAACATTTTAGGTCCTGTAGGTGATATCGTTTCTGAGTGGGTGTTAAAAGGATGCTTCATTGTTGATGCTAACTTTGGTGATTATGGTTGGGATAATGAAAGTACAGCTGTAAATATTACAATGACTTTAGCCCCTGACTACTGCATATTAAACTACTAATATCAGAATAGAGACCTTATTAGAAAGAGCGCGTGAAAACGCGCTCTTTTTATCTCTTGATATATTTATATCAAATAAACATTTATATTCAAAAGTTATTAATAACATGAGTGAAGAAACACCACAATTAAATCCTATTGTAACAGATCCTGTTGCACCTGTTCAACCTGTTGAACCAAGTAAACCAAAATATGACTTCCCAACTGAAGTTGTAGAATTACCTTCTAAAGGTCTCCTTTACCCTAAAGACAACCCTCTCTCTTCAGGTAAAATTGAGATGAAGTATATGACCGCTAAAGAAGAGGATATTTTAACAAACCAAAACTATATCAAACAAGGTATTGTTCTTGATAAATTGATGCAATCTTTAATTGTATCTAAGGTTAATTATGATGATCTTGTAGTAGGTGATAAAAACGCTGTTATGGTTGCTTCCCGTATTTTAGGATATGGTAAAGATTATACCTTTGAGTATAATGGGCAAGAAATAACTATTGATTTATCTGAAATCCAACAAAAATTCTTAAAAGAAGAAGATTTAGTAAGCCCTTATACTAATGAATTTAACTATACCTTACCCCACTCAGGAGCTGAATTAACTTTTAAAATTCTTTGCACTAAAGATGAAAAACTTATTGAAGCTGAAGTTAAAGGCCTTAAAAAAATCAACAAAGCATCATCCCCAGAATTATCAACTCGCTTAAAATATATGATTTTATCTGTAAATGGAGATGAGTCAAAGAAAACAATAAGAGATTTTGTTGATAATCATTTTTTAGCTAAAGATTCAAGAGCATTTAGAGAATATATTAAGGAGATACAACCCGATATGGATTTAACCTTTGATTTTTATCCTGAAGATGGAGGAGAAATTAAAGAAGGTATAAAAATCCCTATAGGGGTCACGTTTTTTTGGCCTGACGCCGGAGTATAGAATATATATGTTTGAAATGATACACGATATTGTGTTTCATGGAAAGGGAGGATTTGATTGGTATACTGTGTATAATATGCCTATTTGGTTAAGAAAATTTACTTATAATAAATTAATTAGATATTATAAAGAAAAAAATGAATCTGAATCATCTAAGGCATCAACAGTTAACACAGGTAAAAACGCAAGTAAAACAACTCGCAATATAAACCTAACAGCTCCCCCATCAGATATTAAACCAGGTCAAAGATTATAATTGAAGGGTAACATTAAAAATGTTACCCTTTAATATTTATAATCAAATTATTTTATAAAAATGGCTTCTGAAGAACAATCAAATATTCAAAAAGATTTAAATGATCTTGTCAAAGAGTATAAATCTGATTTACTTGAAGCTAGTGAATTTATAGCTATATTAACAAGTAGAACTTCCGATTTAGCTAATCAATCTAAAATTTTAGTTAAAAATAATCAAAGTTTTGGAGTTTTACAAAAATCTGTAGCTAATGATATTACAAAATCATTTAATGTAACTAAGAATTTAAAAGATAATTATTCTTCTTTAAGAGATATAAACGTTGATATTGAAAAATTAGGCAAATCTCAAAATTCTTTAAAAAATACTGCTTTAGGTTTAGAAAGAAATATAGGTAAAGAAGGTGTTAAACGTGTTAATGATCTTATAAAGTTAGAAAAAGACAGAGAAAAACAAGAGCAAGCTGTAGGCAATACAAGAAATAAACTTTCTAAAGAATCAATAGATAAAATTGATAAAGCTAAAGAAGCTACTTTACAATTAAAATCTACTCAAGATAATTTAAACTCTGCTATTCAATCAATGAGTCAAGAAGAGCAAGATGCTTTTCATGAAAAAATAGACATAGTTAATTCTTTAGAAGCTAAACAATCTCAAGCTCAAAAAGAATATCTTGATGCTTTAGAAAGTGGTAACCAAGAAGAAATAAACTTAAAAAAAGAAGCATTTAAAAATGCTCAAAATCTTTTATCAAATTATACTTCTTTCCATTTAAGTGAAAATGATAAGATTCTTAAGTCCCTTATGGACCAAGAAAAAGAACAAGCTAAGACAGCCAACTCAGCCCAAGCTATTCTCACACCTTTAGAAAAACAACTTTTAACTGAGGAAAACAAAGTCCTTGCTCTTAAGGAACAAGAAAAAGAACGTAGAAATCAACTATCAGCTGAAGAAGAATTATATGCCGCTAGTTTAAAAACTCAAGATGCTAATAAAGCATCTTTAGAAGGTTTAGAAAACCAAGAAAAACAAATAAAAAATGTTGAAAACGCCCAAGGTGTTTTCAATGCTACTTTAGGATCAGCTAAAGGTATTCTTGAGTCTATAGGAGCAGGTGGTTTAGCTTCGGCTTTAGGATTAGACAAGGCTCAAGAAGCTTCTAAAGCTATGGCTGATAAATTAACTGATGGGGGAAAGAAGTCTTTAGGTTTGTTTGGAAAAATGAGAGTAGCAGCCGCAGGATTTGGAGCAGCTTTAAAAAGTGCTTTAGGTCCTATGGCTATGATATCAATGTTAGTTGATATGTTTAAAAAAGGTGAAGAATCTATATCTAGAGCTTCCCAAGCTTCTGTTGATTTTGCTAAAAATTTAGGTGTGTCTGTTGAAGCTGGGAAAAAAATGTATAGAACTTCTTCCCAAATAGCTGGTGAAATTGGCGCTTTAGCTGAAAAAGTTCAAGAGAACACAGCAGCCTTACAAAAACAATTAGGTACTACCGCTAGTTTAGGTAAAGATACTTTAAAAACTTATAACCAATTAGTCGAAAAAGGAGGTTATTCTGTAGAAACTGCTTCCGAATTTACCAAAATATCTCAGTTAAATGGTAAAACTTTAAAAAATAACACAGCTGAGATGATTGGGACTATAGAGGCTTTTAAAAATCAGAATGGTTTAGCTTTAGATACTAAAGGTACTATGGAATTAATAGGAAAAAGTAGTGCCTCAGTTAGATTAACTTTAAAAAATAGTGTTGTTGAATTAGCTAAAGCTGCTTCCCAAGCTAAAAAAATGGGAGTAG